CAGTCTTTTATAAATGGTTATGGCGGAACAACAGTTGCAACTGATAGAACAAACAACAGTACTAAATTACTTGCAGATATTTTAGTAGAAGGTTTAGATATAGTTCCAACATTGCCAGAAGTTGGTCCAACACCTACAAGTGGTACAAACAATGCAAGCGATTCAGGATTTGCTAATGCTGTTGCACAACTTGAAGCAAATGTTGATTTTATTGTTGCAGAACAAACTGCTTGGATTCAATACCAAGTTGATAATGTAATTGCACCATTTGATGCATTGTTTACTTTTGATACTGCAAACTGTGAAAGAGACACACGTTATATTATTGATGCGGTACGATATGACTTAACCTACGGCGGAAACTTAGAAACAACAGTTGCAGCTAGAAGTTATTTTGTAGACGGTAGTCCGGTTTACGGTACTGGTAAAAAAGATGAAACACTTGCAACATATGCTCATCTTAAATCAATTATTGGCGATGTAATTACAGAAACTACAATTACGCCTACACCAGGCAATACAGAAACACAAAATACAGATGGTACAGCAGGTAGTGCAGGCGCAGAAACATTTGCAGAAGCACGTATTCAAGAAATTTATGATACTATTGATACAGACGGCACACTAGCAACACCAATACTTCCAGACACTACTTGGGTAGCTTCGTCATTAACTACTATCAATAACAGTATTATAACAGCTACACCAAGCATACAGGAATCAGTTATTGATTATGTTAATAGTAACTTTGGAACATTTAAATATGACAGTGCAAAATGTCGTAGAGATGCAGGCTTATTACAAACAGGCGCATCATATGATATTGCATTAGGAACTAACTATAATGCAGTTAGAGATGGTCTATCATACAGAAGAAGTTTAAGCAAAGAAGTTATTGAAAATCAGTTAACAGAAACAGTTGGCGCAATTACTGAAGAACGTGACTTAGTAGAAGCGTTACTAAATGATGCAACTGCTATTAGTAGAAATACTGCTTATTGGACTGAAGTAATTGATATTATTCAAAACGGCACTGCCGCAGCAGATGTAATTAACTGGACTGATCCAGGCGGTGTAACAAATAAAACAATAGCACGTACTGAACTACAAACAAATAGAGCTGACATTATTACAGATGTAACAAATTGGATTAATACAAACTATCCAAACTTTGCATATGATCAAGCAGTATGCGAAAGAGACACAGGTTACATTGTTGATGCACTTAGCTATGATATCCAGTACGGAGGTAATAGTGCAACTATCGAAGTAACTAAGGCATACTTTGACGGTTGGGCAAGTACTTTACCAGTAAGTCAGCGTCAAATTGAAGTTGCAGCAATGACAGAATTAAAAACTATTGTTACTGGCTATATGTCAGGAGTTACTGAAGAAGCTGAAGCTGCAACACTATTAGATATACTAATTAGTGCAATTGATGCAGGAAGTTTAAGTAGTATTCCAACTAAAACATATCCAGACTACAGTTGGGCAACAGCAGCTATTCAATCTGATGTTGATGATGTATTAGCAGATACTACTGTTGTTCCTGCTGTATTACAATTTATCACTGACAACTATAGCGAATTTGTATATGATCATGCTAAGTGTTCAAGAGACGTTGGATATATAATTGACGGATTACGTTATGACATAATGTTTGGTAGTAAATTTAGATCTCTTAAGTCAGGAATGTCCTATCGTAGAGCTATTAGTTCTGCAGAAGTTGTTATTGAAAATCAGTTAACTGCTACAATAGCTACTGTTAATCATATAAGAGAAGAAATTAAAGAAATTACTTCAGGGACAAATGCTGTAAAAGCAAGTACTGAACTTATTAGAGATATTATAATATCTGGTGTACATCCTACATCATTTACAATTACAGATCCAACAGGATACGATACAGGATTCTTTGATGCTCGTAGATTAGTTTTTGCTAACAAACAATTTATAATTGACGAAATTGAAGCATACCTAAATACTAACTACAATTCTGTTTGGACAGGACTTACTGCTGGAGAACAAGCAGCATGGCTTGCTGATGTTGGCTATAGCATTGATGCGTTACGTTACGATTTAACATATCGTGGAAACTTAGAAACTATAGTTGTAGCACGTTCTTATTACAGTAATGGAGTGTTCATAAGACCAAGTAGTACAAAAGTTGCTACGTTGGCAATACAAAGTCACCTTGCAACAATTATTGATGATATTGCTACAGGTAATGCAATTACTCCTAGTGCAGGAAACGTTACTAGTCAAGACACTAGCGGAACTGCTGGTAGTGCAGGCGCAGCAGCGTTTTCAGTAGATCGTATTAATGAAATTTATAACACTATCGATACTGGTGATGATCCAGCAATAATTAGTCCAAGTACTGCATGGGTAGATAGTGCATATCAAGATCTAAAATCAGTAATTGATGGCAGAAAGTCTATTATACAAGACAGTGTAATTGATTATATCAATAATCAGTATCCAGATCTAGTATATGACCAAGATATTTGCTCAAGAGATGTAGGCTATATGATCGATGCTATTGCATACGATGTTATCTTTGGCAGTGACTTCCGCAGCGCAAAAGCAGGCATGTCATATTTAAGAGGTATAACTTCAACAGAAGTAGTGCTGGCTGATCAACTAGAACCTACTATTGCTACAATTAATTTTATTGAAGAAGCACTAACAAGAATTACAATTGGTGTAATTAGTGATCTTGGTACAACTGAAGTTGCAATGATTGCAGCAAAACGTGCAGATGATATTAGAAATATTATTGAAAACGGTCTTGCAGCATTACCAGGTATAGAACTTCCTGTTCCAAATAATTTAACAGAAGACATTGCCTTTGCAACAGCATCTAACACAACAGGTGCTAATGCTACATATAGCGATGCAGCAAATCAACTTGCAGCAAACCATGCGTTTATTCAACAAGAAGTGCGTAAATGGTTAGAAGATCCAGCAAATGGTTACGATACTTTCTGGGGCACATTATCAAGTGGTGCACAAGATCGTTGTATACGTGATGTTGGTTATATCTTAGACGCTATACGTTATGATTTGATTTATGGCGGTAATACACAATCACTAATTGCAGGTAGCGCATATTATTCAAACTTTGTTTTAACAATTGGTATTGATGAGTTGCCCTCAACACTAGCAGCATATGCTAGAATGCGTACAGTAATTGGCGAAGTTATTGCAGAAACTACAGTAACAACTAGCCCAGGAGTTACAGAAGTACAAGATACTACTGGTACACCAGGTAATGCAGCATCAATTGAATTTGCCGAAGATCGTGTAGACGATATTTTAGACTGGATTAACAACGGTAACCCAAATGCAACAATTGAAATTGCAACTGAATGGGCAGAAGAAGATTATGAAACAGCGTTTAATACAATCGCAGCAACTAGATACGAGATTGTTGAAGACGTTGTATATTGGGTAGAAAAATTTAACCAAGATCTTGCATATAATCAAACAACGTGTCGTAGAGATGCAGGTTTAATGACCGATGCTATTGCACGTGACATATTAACAGGATCAAACTTTGCTTCAATTAAAGCAGGAATGAGCTATCATAGAGCATTAACTTCAACCAATGAAGTAATTAATAATGAACTAAAAGCAACTATTGGTGCAGTAAACTTCTTAAAACATAAATTAAAGCATGTTGTTACTGATTCAGCATCAGGACATGCAGAATTAATTATTGACGACATTACTGCTACAATTAATGGAGGTGCTAGACCGTCAACTAAATGGAGAATAAATGCTTCTTCAGATACAGCTGATGTAGCTGGTGCTACTATTATTTGGGAAAACAAAGAATTTATTCAAACTGAAGTACTTGAATGGATTGCAATAGAATATCCTGGAATTGAATTTGATTCTGAAAAATGTAAGCGTGATATTGGCATGCTAGTTGACGCAGTTCGTTATGATATGACATACGGCGGCGATACAGCAACTCAGCAGTTTGCAGATGCATACTTCTTAGCAGCAGCATTACAAATAGATGGCGCAGATCAAGAAGCTACGCTTAATGCTTATGAATATATGATTTTCTTATGTGGAGATTTAGCACAAAACACAATAGGAAGTCCAGGTGTATTACAAACTGAAATAGAACCAAAATTTAGAGATACTGATATTCAAGAAATTGGCGATGCAAATTCTGCTTCAAGAGTAGATGCATTAATAAGAAATGTAATAACTATTATTGAATCAGGTGGTGTTGAATCAACACTAACAGAATTAACAGTTGTTGATATTACTAGCAATGTTATAACTGTATCTGCAAACCATAATCTTAAAGTAGGTGACGAAGTAAGAACTAACGGCACATTTAATGATTTTGGTGATGGAAACTACTATGTAAAATCTGTTCCTAGTTCAACAACATTTACTGTTGCATCGTTCTTTAATGGTTCAGAATTTCCGCTAACAGATGATGCATCACCATTTGGATCACTAATTGTTGCTAAAACTAATCCAGATATTTCTTCGATTAATGCAACACTAAAACAGCAAGCTTCTAACTTGTCAGGTTCTGTAGCATCAATTAAATCTAGTGTTTCAGAATATATTGAAACAAATTATCCAACTTTAGATTATGATACTGTTAAGTGTGAAAGAGATGTTGGATATATTGTTGATGCAATTATTTGGGACTTACTACTTGATAGTAACTATCGTACTATTATAGCAGCACTAGCATACTTTAGAGGTGCACAAGCTGATTTAGTATTAGGAGAACAAAAAACTGCTACAGTACAATCGTACAGAGAGCTTAAAAATGTTATTGCTTCTTTCCTAACAAACACATCAATTGGTACTGGAAATAACGTTGTTGTTCCTAAGAAACGTGCAAATGCATTAATGGACATTATTATTAATATTCTTGATAAAGGTGAAAACGATAGCCCAGAAATTACAGGAACAGTTTCATATAGAAATAACATTCAAATAATTAACGGTGTTGATATTCTTAAAGCAAATAGAAACTTCCTTGCTAACGAAGCAACAGCTTGGGTTACTAGTGAATTTGGTAGAACTGTAGATATTATTAATAATGGAGATACAGTGCAAGTTACATCTCCGCATAAGTTTATAGTTAATGATCCTGTTGTATTTGAAACAGGCGTTGCTGACTTAACTGCTGGAACTACTTACTATATTGTAGAAGTTGTTGATAACCTTTCATTTAAAGTAGCACTAACAGTTGGAGGCGAAGTTGTAGCAATTGGCGGAGTAGTAACAGGTACTCCTAGTGTAACTTATAACTTTGACGAAGCAGCATGTCGTAGAGATATGGAAAGATACATTGATTCTATTGTTTACGATTTACAATATCCAGGAAACTTTAAATCATTAAGAGCAGCAGAACTATACTTAAATGCTGTAAATGGTTCAGAGCGTTCAGATATGTATCGTGTACGTAACTCAACTGGTGTTCGTAACCAAACACTTAATGGCTTACGTGGTAACTTAACCGAGGAAAACGATTTTGGTACTAGACGACCAACAGCAGGTGCTTATGTTGCACTTGACCCAGGTTTTGGACCAAATGATACTGAAGCATGGATCACTAACAAATCGCCATATATACAAAACGTAACTACATTTGGCGTTGGTTGTGTTGGTAATAAGATTGATGGCGGACTACACTCAGGTGGTAACCGTTCAATGGTATCCAACGACTTTACACAAGTACTATCGGATGGTATTGGTGTATGGTGTAGCGGTAACAACTCACTAACAGAACTTGTTTCTGTGTTTGCATACTACAACTATGCAGGTTATATTGCAGATTACGGTGCAAGAATACGTGCTACAAACGGTAACAGTTCATATGGTACATATGGTGTTATTGCAGAAGGTACCGATGTTGGAGAAGTTCCACTATACTGTAATGTAGATAACCTTTCAAACGATGCATTTGCAGGTGATGTTTTAACAACCGGTGAACAAGTACTTAACATCGAATTTGATAATGCAGGTGTTAATTATACTAATGCACAGTATGCAATAAGCGGCGACGGGTTTAATGCAACAGTAGTTGCAGATGAATTTAGAGATGCTGGTATATTTGAAACTCGTTTAATTGACTTGGACGACGGTAACGGTGTAGGCGGCGAAGAATACGTGACTGCTAAAAACGTTGCACAGGGTGGTGATTTAATTACAGCTCAACTTGCTGCAACTGATACTGCATTGGCAAATGCTTATAATGGAATGCATATTCAAATAACAGCAGGTACTGGTGTAGGTCAATATGCAAAGATACTATCGTTTAGTAACGGTACTAAAATTGCAAAAGTTTATAAAGATAGTTTTGAAAACTTAACTGTTACTGCAACTAGTGCAACAGGTAATGTATTAACTGTTGCAGATACATATCCATTATATGTTAATATGCCAATATATTTAAGCGATGATATTGGCGGATTATCAGGCACAACAGTTTACTACGTAACTGCTATACCTAGTACAACAACATTTACTGTAAGTACATCAGAAGGCGGCGCAGACGAAACACTAACAAACGAAACTAAAGATGTAATCCTTTATGCAGCTGGATGGGATCATGTTATTGCAGGAACACCAATTGAACCTGCACTTGATTTAACAACAGGATATACCGTTGAACCTAGTATTACATATAGTGCTCCAGGTACAACAACTGATGTTGACGCAACTGGAAGTCCGGCAACAGCATTCCGAGCAGCACAGTTTGCAGACGGTAAATTTGTTGCATTACAGAATGGCGGAACTGATTCAATTTACTCAAGAGACGGTGTAACTTGGTCACAAGGCGGCGCATTACCAGCAAGTGCTAATTGGTCAGAAGCTACATTTGGTGGCGGCAGTGGAGCAACTGCAAGAGCTATTGTTGGGGGCTTAGGAGGCCGTGATGCAGTTCTTGAAGCAGAACTAGGTGAACTAAACAGTATTGGTTTACCAGGTCCTACGCAGATTGCACGTATTAATGTTATTAATGGTGGTCAAGGTTACACTAGCCCTCCAACTATTTCAATTAGCGGCGGCGGCGGAAATGGAGCAACTGCAATATGTACAGTACTAAATGGTTCAATACAAGAGGTTATTGTAACAACTACAGGTGCTGGATATGCAAGTGCACCTACTGTAACAGTTGAAACTGATAAAGTAACACAACTAATTGTAGATTCATACGGTAATGGTTACTTAACAACACCAACAGTTACACTTAGCGGTGGCGGTGCAAGTACACAAGCAACAGTTCTTGCAACAACAGATAATAACGGTGTAGTTTCACTTGCGTTTGATCTTGATGGAGACGATAATCCATTAGTTGGTGCAGGTTACACTAGTGATCCAGTAGTAACTATTACAGATCCAAATGCTAAATTTGTTGCAGTTGCTAATGGTTCTACTGATAATGCTTCACTATTGTTAAGTGATGGTGATCAAGATAACTGGACAGCAGGCACTGCTCTTCCAAATTCTAACTTTACATCAGTTATATACGGTAACGGTACTTATGTAGCAGTTGGCGGATCAGGAGGCGCAGGTAGCGCAGCTACATCTACTGATGGCTCATCTTGGGTATCAAGAACAACTCCGGGACTTGGTGCAGGAACACTCACTGGTGTTGCATACGGTGCAGGTTATTATGTTGCAATCAATGGCGGCGGCAACGAAACACTTGTAAGTTCAAATGGTATTCTTTGGACAGCAGGAGGTAACCTACCAGCTACAGCAGTTTGGACAAGTATTGCTTATGGTAATGGACGATTTGTTGCAGTTGCATCAAGCGGCCGTGATGTAGCAATTAGTTACGATAAAGGTGTTACCTGGATTGAATCTGTAAGCGGATTACCAAGTGTTGAAACTTGGTCTACAGTTAGATACGGACAAGGATTGTTTGTAGCAGTAGCAGAAGATTCAGATGTTTATGCAACATCACAGGATGGATTAACATGGACTAAACATGCTATTACACTAGGCGACTGGCATGCACTAGCATTTGGTAGTGTTAATAAAAAGCCATATTGGATCGCATTAACAGATGATGTAGCAACAGACTCTGCTTCAATTAATACTGGTGCTAAAGCAAGAAGTAGATTGACCGAAGCAGACGGCGCAATTAATCAAATAAGAATAATTGAGCCAGGATCAAACTATCCAAAAGGAACTGTAGCAAGTACAACTGCTTCAAATACAATTACTGTTAATACAACAGATAATATGATTGTTGGACAACAAATTAAATTTACTGGTGTTACAGAATCAGGACTAACAGATGAATCATTGTACTACATTAATACAATTCCATCAGGCACTGAAATTACAGTTAGTTTAATTGCTAATAGTGGTACTCCAGTAGTTGTTGAAACAGCAACATTTACAGGTGCAGAATTTAGAACAGGTCCAATAGTAACTATTACAGATCCTAATTCAACACAAGCTGCTCCAATAGATGCAAGACAAGGCGACGGTGTATTAGCTAACCCAACATTTACTAATAGAGGTACAGGCTATCAAACAGCTACTACTGAACTTAGTGGTGATGGTTCAGCAGACTTATTCCAAGCAAGTACATTTATTGCTGTTAAGAACTTGTTTGATTTACCAGAACCAGGTTCAAACGTTGAATTTGCAGATCGTGTTGGAACATTCTATAAGTTAGTTGCTATTAGTAACGTACTAGGCGACAGCGGTGATTACAGTGCAACATTCCAGTTAAGTCCGGGACTAACAACACTAGTTGCACCACTAGACGGTACAAGAATTACTACAACTAACAAATACTCACAAGTACGTCTAACAGGACATGACTTCTTGTACATTGGTACTGGTAACCAAGCAGACACTAATTATCCATATGTAGATATTACTACTGCACTACAAGAAAGACAACAGTTAGCAAGCAACGGTGGACGAGTATTCTTTACAAGTACAGACCAAGACGGTAACTTTAACGTTGGCGGCTTGTTTGGTGTACAACAGTCCACAGGTACTGCGACATTGGATGCTGATGCATTTAACTTAGCAGGACTACAATCATTGCAGCTTAATGGTATTGGACTTGGCATTGGCTCAGCAATTATTACACAATTTAGTACAGACCCGTTCTTTACTGCAAACAGTGATAGTGTTGTTCCAACGCAACGTGCAATTAAGAGCTATATCACAGCACAGATTGGTGGTGGTCAGAGTAGCTTGAACGTTAACACATTGACAGCTGGTACAGTATTCATTGCAAACGATGAAATTACTACAACTAGCGGAGGTCAACTAAATATAACAGCAAAGATGAACTTTACAGGCGGAATTGACGGTGCACCAGTTGCATTAGGATTCTTCTTAGCGAGATAAATGGAGATAAAACAAAATGGCAACAGGAAGACTAGGTAACGTAGATATACCTGCAACAACAAATACTACTGCGTATACAGTTCCAGTAGGAACCTACGCTGTGGCAAACATATCATTAACAAATAGAAATCCAACTTCTATTAATTTACGTGTAGCGATGGCAACAACTGCTACTCCTGCAGACTCTGAATGGATAGAATATGATACAGTTCTTATTCCTAATGGTGTTTTTGAACGTACTGGATTAGTGATGCAAGGCGGGCTAAATATAGTAGTATACACAAGCGCAGCTAACGTTGGTTGTACTGTTTACGGTATTGAAACATCAACTACATAAGAATTAAGGGAAAGAAGAGATATGGCACGTTATAATACAGCACCGCAAACGTTAGAAGTTACAGGTGAACAGACATTTACTTACGCATTTACCGGAGGAATTATTTCTCTAACTGGTACAACTGGGTATACTGTTACGATGGTAAGTCCAGTCTTTTTCCCAGGAAGCAAACAAACATTTTACAATGCAACAGACGGACACTGTACACTTGCAACAGCAGCAGGATTAATACTTGGTAACGGTGTTCCAGTACCAAACGGAACAAGTATTGATATTCCAAAAAATTCAACATTTACTATGACTTCGGATGGTACTAACTACGTTCTAACAAGTGCGTTATCAGGTCCGGCAGTGTTTGAAGATCCAGTTGAATTTAGAGATTTGCTCGATGCAAATGGCAAAGTAGAATTAAATCCACTAGATGAAAATGTAGAAATTAAACCAACAGGTACTGGTTTAGTTGACATTAGCCCACAAAGTTCAGTATCAATTCAGCCTGGGGCAACTGCAACTATCCGTCCAACTGGTAACTTAATCTTAGCATCAGCATCAGGATCAATATCATTAGGTGAAGCTGGAAAACCAACTGAATTTCCAGGTAACTTAGACTTTACAGCAAATAATCAAACTATTAATATGTCACCAACAGGTGCTGCATCAGCAGTTACTATTGACCCAGGTGGCGATACAATAATTGGCGCAGGCGGAACACTAACAATTAGTTCAGATGTTTTAGGTAATTTAGACAATGTTGCAATTGGTCAAACAACACCAGCAACTGCTAGAGTTACTTCATTAACTGGTACAGGTACTGCTCAGTTTACAGCAAACGCAGCTTCTACAAGTACTACTTCAGGTAGCGTTATTGTTACAGGAGGAGTAGGCGTAAGCGGAGATATATGGGCAGGCGGATTAGAAGGAACGCCAATTGGCGGAGATAGTAGAAGTTCAGCAGCGTTCACTACTCTTACAGCAAACGGTGTTACTACTATAACAAATACTACAGCAGCTACTGGTGTAAACAGTGGTGCATTACAAGTTGACGGCGGTGTTGGTATCAACGGCGCATTATATGCAGGAAGTTTGCAAAATACTCCAGTTGGATCTACAACTAGATCTTCAGGAGCATTTACTACACTTTATGCTAACTCAACTGTAGATTTTACAGCTACAACTGAAGCAACTGATAACTCAGGCGACACTGGAGTACTACGCTGCGAAGGTGGTGCAAGTATTGCTAAACGAGTTTACTCAGGAGGCGGTTTCCAAGGTGCAATTGGTAACGTTTCACGTAGTTCAGGTCAGTTTACAACACTAGATGCTAACTCAACAGTTACACTAAGCCCAGGGGCTAACGTAACACTTTCACCAACAGGATCAGGTACAGTTACATTATCACCAGCAGGCGGTGGATCTATTAACAACATGACAATTGGTGCTACAACTGCTTCAACAGGTAAATTTACAAACCTTGAAGCAACTGGCAACTTAGATGTTGCACGTTATATTAGACACGCAGGCGATACTGACACATATCTTGACTTTGAAGGCAATGAAATATCTATTATTGTGGGAGGCGTACAAGAAGTAACAATTAACGGAACAGGCACTAGATTAGGTGATACAGGTAACGGATACTTCCAACCAGTAAGTGGTAACTACGGTTCAATTCAAATTGACGGTGGCGCACACGGTGGTTGGGAAGGTTATAACATTGGCGGCCGCGCTGTGTTTATGCATGATAATGCAAACTCAATGGGCTTGTATGATGATGCAAACAACGAATGGGCGTTACAATACATCTTTAACAGTGAATGTAGACTATATTATAACGGCGCTGAGAAATTTAATACATTTTCTAGTGGTGCTGAAGTAACTGGACAATTAAGAGCAACTAACCAAGTTATTGCATATTACTCAGATGAACGTTTAAAGAATTTTGAAGGTAATATTGATAATGCATTAGATAAAGTAACAGCACTAAATGGTTACTATTACACAGGTAATGATAGAGCTAAAGAGCTAGGATTTGAAGGTGATCATAGACAAGTAGGTGTTAGCGCACAAGAAGTTATGGCTGTTATGCCTGAAGTAGTACAAGATGCTCCAATAAATAATAAGTCAGACGAAGAAGGTTTAGATTATAAAACAGTACAATACGAAAGACTTGTACCGTTGCTAATTGAAGCAATTAAAGAGTTAAAACAAGAAATAAATAGTCTTAAAGGAGATAATTAAAAATGGCAACTGAAATTAATAACGTCGGCATTAAGTTTCCTGACAATACTGTACAAGAAACATTAACTGATTACCATGAATTTTACGTATATAACGGAAGTCATTGGAATGTTACAAACGGCGGACGCTGTTGTTATTGGACGGTGCCAGCAGGGGTAACTTCAATTAAATTTGAAATTTTGTCAGGCGGTGGCCCAGGCGGAGCGTCAGGAGGCGACTACGATTTTGGAGTCGGCGGAAACGGCGGAAACTATACTTCAAAACATTTAAGAAAAGCAGCAGGAAACTTTGCTGCTGGCTGCGGTTACAGAATGTGTGCAGGCGGAACGTCAAGTTGTAGTTGTTGTTGCCGTTGCGGTGTTAACTGTAGACATGGCTGTAAGTCCTTTGTTCAGGGTTCAGGATTAAGTAACTTCTGTGCTCAAGGCGGCATGGGAGGTTCAACAAACTTTGACACAGTGAGCGGTTGTTATAACTGTTATTTAGGTAATACACAATGTAACAAAGGTCAATACAACGCAGGCTGGATTAACTGTTATTGTAACAGTGCAACATTTGGCGGCGACATTGAATTTAGAGGAACTTCTGGGTCAATGTATAAAGGTGTTAGTTGCTGTTCACACATGTTTAGTGTTGCTGGTACGCCAACTGGACCATTTTCGTCAGTACACGGTGTAAGCGGTAAAGATGCATGTACAGGCAACTTAGCTTGCTGTTCAGCACACTCGGTATTTCCAGGAGGCGGTGGCCCAGGACATGTTACTGCATCAAGAAATGCTTGTTGGGGTAGCTGGGGCGCTGGCGGCTTAGTCAAGGTATCATATAGTTAAGGAGTAAATTATTATGCCAAAAATATTAACATATCCCATTCCTGATACATTATATGGTACGTCATCAGAATTGAATAAAACTAGTACCCAAGAATATATTGGACCTGAAAAGTTAATTTTATATCTTGATGATGAAACAGGAAGGATTATGGAGACATGGGCTCCAGAAGATGAACCACCAATTGAAGCACTTGCTGTTAACATTGAAAGAGTAGAATTTATTCCTGAAACAGACGAAGACTATATTAAAATTATGATTCTTCATTCTCATTGGGTTCCAAAAGAATACGAAGTAGCAATTGGACCTGAAGAAGATCCAAACACTATTGTTAGTGATCCGACTGACATTATAATGGTGTTTGACGAAATATCAATTGTAGAGGATTATACTGCACCACTTAAATTTTTAGAGTATGTTAAGGAACAATCAGACGATTTTATAAGAGAAAGAAGAAACGAGCTATTATCAGAAAGTGACGGAAAAATTTCAGAAGATATGCCAGCTGAACTGAAACAGAAGTGGCTTGATTACAGACAAAAATTACGTGACATTCCGGTAAACTATGCAATAGTTCCTAATCACCTAATTAGATTCCCCCATCCACCTGATCAAGTAGGAGATCCAGACTTTGATGATCCTGATGTTCATATTATTAGGATTGAAGATAGAACAGCAGAAGATCAAGCAGCACTTGATCAACTACCAGACGGTTGTAGCTAAACTTAATAGTTTAAAAAGGCTTGGCAACAAGCCTTTTTTTACGACTACAGTATCAGGCCATAATAAATATTGTAAACTTAGTATAAAAGGATACAATATTAATGAAAAAAGCCTTCTTTATTAACGGTGGCGCCGGTAGAGTATTATGCGCTATTCCAGCTCTAGAACATTACATAAAAAATGTTGACCCAACAGCAATGATTATTGTTGAAGGATGGCTTGAATTATGTTTGTTAAACAAAACAATTATGCATAATGTATATCCTCATGATCATCCAAATCTTTTTGAAAAATTACAAGACAGAGAAGTAATATCACCGGAGCCGTATAGACTTAATGCATACTTTACTCAAAGAGCAAATCTTGTGCAAGCATTTGACATGTTAATTAACTATGATACGCCGCCAGAAGAAGTTCCTCCTGTGAAAGAATACAATCTTTTTATCAGCAAGATAGATCACCTAGCAGGACATAATCTCATTACAGAAGCAAAAGCACATACAAAGAAAGATAAAACAATAGTTATACAGCCATTTGGATCGGCTGCTAAACTTGAAGGTCAATATATTATTGATGAAAGTGGAAGGTCATTTGAAGTAGAAGACTTATTAAAAATAATAGAGATGTTAAGCAAAGATTTTGCTGTTATTATGATGGGAGATATTAAAATTCCATTACAGAATTCTATAGGGATTATTGTTCCAGAACAAATTAGTTTGTTGCAATGGGCATCTATTATTAACTCATCAGACTATTTTTTAGGATGTGATTCAGTAGGACAACATCTTGCATATGCACTAGGAAAACCTAGTACAGTTGTTATTGGAAGTACATATCCAGAAAATACTTCATATCCTAATAATAAACATATGAAAATTATTGATAACGGAAAAGGCAAAAAAATGTACTCGCCTATTAGAATGTCTTATGATATTAGAATTGAAAAAAATAATGAATACTTAATGAAACTTGACGATAAAACTATTAATCAGATTGTTAAAGATATTAAAAGTTCAGTTGGAGTTAAATCTGTATGAATAAAACAGGATACATAGCAGGAATTGCTAGAGGACACAATGCAGGTGTTTGTTTATTAAAAGATGGTGAGATTGTATTTTCAATTGAAGAAGAAAGATTAACAAGACAAAAATATGACGGTACTCCGTTTGCTAGTATTATTAAAATATTAGAGTATACTGACAAAATTGATTATCTAGTTATTTCACATACACACGCTGACGAAAATCTTACAGATTATACTGCTGAAGATCCGTATACTTCTTTAGCACGTAAACTTAAATTAATTGATCCAAATCAAGGTAGGAACCATCCTCAAGTTGTTGAGTACTGGGATCAACATCACAGAAATCATGCTGCTTGTTCCTTTTATAGATCAGGATTTGATGAAGCAAACGTTGTTATTGTTGACGGCGCTGGTACTTTTGCTAAACGACACGATCAACAAACAATGTGGGAAGTAGAAAGTATATACTATGCATCTTATCCTGATAACTTTGCTGAGTTATATAAACACTTTGGAGGCAATGGTCCTTGGGCAACTGAATATTTAAATGACGGAAATATGGAAATAATAGTTGACGACAAAGCAGGTATTGTCAAAGCATATGAAGCAGTAACTCAATATTGCGGTTGGCATAGTATTGAAGCTGGAAAGACTATGGGATTGTTTCCATACGGGCAACCTAATAAAGCACCAAAAATATTTGATAATGTTAGTGCTAATAGAGATATTATACTACCAACATATCCAAACGGTGCTATAGTAAATGAAGCATTGTATCCAGAGTTACACGATAGAAAATATAATCCTCACGAATTATGGATGGGAGTATCTGAAGAAGATAAAGATGAAATAGCACGAATTGAAGAATTACTAGCAAGCGAAGATTTAACATTGTTAGAGTCTCGCAGAAATATGGCATATAATGTACAAACTGAAACTCAACAAAAAGTACTTGATTTAATATTAAAAGCAATTGAAAAAACTGGAAATAAAAATGTAGTTGTAAGTGGAGGTTACGGATTAAACTGTGTTGCTAACTATTTCTATTTAAAACATTTACCAGAAGGTACAAATTTATATGTTGAACCTGTTTCTACAGATGCAGGTACAGCAATAGGTGCAGCATTTTATCATTACTATAAAACTACTAAAGATAATAGAGTTAGAGAAAAAAATGAAAACTTATTTTTAGGTCCTATTCAAAATATTACTGAGGAAGAAATTACAAACTGTGCTAATAAGTACGGCGGTGTTGTTGAAAATAACATTAGCTATAAAGATGTTATTAACATTATTAGAGAAAAAAATATTGTAGCATTATTTCAAGAAAGATGCGAAAACGGTCCTAGAGCATTAGGTAACAGAAGTTTAATGTTTGACCCAACATTCCCAGACGGAAAAGATTTTGTTAATTTAATTAAGAAAAGAGAATATTTTAGACCATTTGCAGCATCAGTATTACAAGATGATGTTCATGAATGGTTTGATTTGCGCGGTATGAAAGAATCACCTAGTATGATGTATGCAGTAAATTGTCAGCCAGGTGTTGAAGAAAAGATACCTGCTGTAATACACGTTGACGGAACTTGCAGAATACAAACTGTTACTAAAGAACAAAACGAACATTGGTATAATTTAATTAATGAGTTTAAATCACAAACAGGAATACCTGCATTATTTAATACTAGTTTTAACTTAGGTGGAGAGCCGTTAGTTGAAACTATTGATGATGCTATGCGTACATTATATAATTCAGGAATTAACTATTTGTATTTCCCTAAAACTCAAATGATAGTAAGGATAGACCACAATGATAGAGCCTAATCTTGAAGTTCCAGTAGAAGGTCAAATAATAAGTTTATTTCCTACTCCGTTGTATACACATCAAATAGAAGGCGGTGAATACGAAGGTATGCAACAAGATCTTCAAACGGTAGTTGATAAACTATACGAAGAAAATAAATGGGGACAAAATACTGATTGGAATTCAAATACGCATCAATTATCAAATAGAGGTAATTTTAGAGAATGTATAATAACATCAGAAAAATTAAAAAATGTTAAACAATCTATTCTTCATCATTGTGGAAACTATATGGTACACATGAATGTTAAAGAAAACTATCGAGCAGCAATTAGTACATCTTGGTTAACCTTAACTAATCCGGGACAACATGCCCATTTACATGATCACGGAACTAATCATATAAGCGGAGTATATTGGTTTAAAACAAATGGTCAAGATGGTAATATAGTTTTTAGAAATGCTCTTAAAGCATTAAAATGTAACCCTATTGGATCTACATATGCACACGAAAATGAGTTTTTTCCTGAACAAGGAAGAATAGTTATGTGGCCTAGCTATCTAGATCACAGTGTTAAAGAAAATAGAACTAAGTTTGATCGTATTAGTTTGTCGTTTAATATAGTTTTAGAAACTGGTGCTACGATTTAGATTCTATCCAATTTGCAAAAGATAGTAAATCATCAAAAATAATAGTCTTTTTCTTTATCTTTTGATTTGCAAATTTGTTTAGTTCTTTTATTGTTTCTTCACCGTGTCCTGTGCGTACTAATACCGGTTTAGCACCAATTTTAAATGCTGCTTTAAGATCAGAAATTTTATCACCTACGAAATATCCGTTTTTAAATTTGATATATTTAACTTCATTTTCGCATCGTTTAAACATTCCAATATTAGGCTTTGCAAATATATCACTTCTTAAATTACTTTCGCTGTAGAATAGTGCATCTATACTTTTACAACCTGCTTCGCCTAATAGTTGAAACATATATTCGTGTACACGTTCTACATCGGCAGGAGTATATAGTCCTTTATTAATGCCTGCTTGATTTGTAATTATAACCATTTTGTGACCTAAATTTCGAAGTTTTGCCATTGCTTCTAAGCTACCAGCAATAGGAACAAAATCTTCAACCCTCCAAGTATATGTTCCTCGGTCAACGTTAATGACTCCGTCACGGTCTAACCCAATTACACATTTTGGTGCAATATTAGTTTCATTATAGAAGGTCTCAGTGTCTAATCTAGTATCTGTGTAACCTTCAGTCCATGCAATTCTAGTACTACTCATTTGGCGCTGACTGACTATCCCCTGGACCAATACGATAATTATCTTCAACACTATCTGGTGTACTTACTTCAGTAATGCTAGACTCGTCTCTTGTTGCTACTAATTGATGAGGTAGTAAAGGAGGATTATGCCAAACATCTCCTTCGTTTAATTCTTTTTCATATAGCATTGAATCCTTAGTATCAATATATCTAACTTTAAAACTTCCGCTGTTTACAAACCAACTTTCATCTTTTTCTTTATGAAAGTGCATACTTGTTTTATTACCTGCCTTATTAAAGAACATAATCTTTCCGCAGTATTGATCATTGGTTGCCCAAATTAATTCGTAACCCCAGCCTTTTTGTACTGCACCACTTAGACGTGTAGGTTCTGTTTTATTTTCCATTGATAAATTCCTCTAATTTTGTAAAATTAATATTTACTACATTACTTAATTTTTGTATGTCTGCACAAGTATATTCTTGATATTGACCTTTAAGTTCTTCTGGCATTGGTATAGTTTCAATTTTAGCGTTATATCTTTTAGCAACTAATTCTGCAACAGTTTGAAAACTTGTTGCAATACCTGTTCCAATATTAAAAATACCTGTTTCTTTAGTGCCTAATAGATAACGATGTATATTACAACAATCGCCAACATATATAAAATCACGTTTGTAATTATCACTATTTTCAAATAACTTGATAACTTTGTTTTCTTTAGCCTGTTTAAAAAACTTTGTCACAGGACTTGCTTGGTCGCCTTTGTGATCTTCATGAGGGCCATATACATTAAAATAACGAAATCCTTGTACAATTACTTTGTGTTGTTGTTGCATTACCCATCTGTCAAATAGATATTTGCTTGTAGCATAATAACTCTGTGGTTGTTTAGGAGCATCTTCTGTAAAGTCTGTATTACATCCATATACACTAGCACTTGATGCATATTGAAAATTTACACCCTTAGTATTGCATTCATTAAACAACCATTTGGAAAACTCATAGTTTTGAAGCATTACTTTATCTATATCACGTTCTGTAGTTGCACTAATTGCACCAAGATGAATTACCCAATCAAAACCTTCTACTTCAGGCAAAAACTCTGTATCCCATTCATATCCAAATAATTCGTGATCTTTATCTAAGAATGATTTTAAATTTTTACCAATAAACCCTTCAAACCCTGTAATTAAAATTTTCATTTTGTTAACTCTGTAAATTCTTTATTTTCTGGATGTGGTATAAAATTAATATTTGCTACAATCCTTGAAAGTGCATCAGTATGTGTACTACCTGAATGTTCTTGTTTAGCTGGAAACACTAAAAGTCTATTAAACTTACTTTCAATCTTAGTACCATCTTTAAATTCAGTCCATCCATTGTTATCGTTAAAATAATATACAGCAGTTAATGCACAATCATGAGGAGGATCTAAATCTATATGAAATCCGTGTGTGGTTAAAATATCTGCTCTTGGAGTTAAATTAACTTTTAATCTTAATAATGTATAAGTGTGACATCTATTAATTAAAGGAATAATTGCTTCACCTATTTCAGGGCTAGTAGTCCAATTTAAATTTTTATAAATTGTGTGAAAAAATTGTAATTGGTAAAGACTTGTGCCTTCTGTTTGAAATTTTTGAGGAACAGGTTGACCTGTCTTCCAAAATATCTCCTCAGATTCAAATAAGTTTTTTAAATTTATAGCATCGTTGTGTTCTAATGCATCGTCAATTACTAAGTACTTCATTTGCTTTTCTCTATAATATTAGTTGTGCTATAACCTTCTACTGTAGGTATAATATGCACAGGTGCTAAATCGTGTCCTACAATTTCTTCTACAGTATAGTCACCGCCTTTAACAATTAAGTCTGGCTTTATTTCTTTAATCAAATCATATGGAGTGTCTTCATGAAAAACAACAACTTCGTCTACATACGGAATAAGTTCTAGCTGTTCGCGTCTTGTTTCAAGATCGTTAAATGGCCTAGTTTCGCCTTTTAAACGTTTTACACTACCATCGCTATTAAGTCCTACAACAAGTTTATCGCCTAAACTACGTGCTTCTTTTAGCAGTGTAAGATGCCCTTTGTGTAATATATCAAAACAGCCGTTAGTAAAAACTACACGCTTCTTTAGATCTTTTTCGTTAAGAATGTATGTGCCTACATGTTTAACACTTTCAGTTGATCCTTGTACAGCAAGTTTAATTGCACTTTCGTAATCGTATCCTTTTGTAAGCGCATAAACAAATGCTGCTAAAAAACAATCACCGGCTCCAGTAACATCGTTAACTTCAACTTGTTCTACATCAACGGTATAATATGTTTTATCTATTTCTGCAATAGTAGGTTGACTTGCAGCAGTAATAATTATGTTACCTGTCCAACTTGTAAATCCTAAATCTTCAAATTCTTTTTTGTTAGGTTTAACTAACCAAGCACCGTCATAATAACTAACATGACGTTTAGGATCTACAATAACTTTACAATCATATTGATTAATGTGTTCTATAATATTGTTTGAGTATTCTAATACACCTTTATTATAATCACTTAATATAACATAATCGTATGTACTAAAATCTTTTGCACAAATTATTTCAAGTACACCTTGGCCATTAGTAAAATGATCTTGGTCTATACGTGTAACATAATGTCCGTCACATAATACACGAGTCTTAATACATTTTGGATATGACAAATCTAATAATTCTACATCAACGCCTAAACTTAATAAATTTTGATATACTAGTGCAGCGCCGCCTAATTGTTCCCATACTTCTTGTTGATTAACAACAGGCACAGGTGCTTCAGGACTCAATCTAGTTGAAGTTCCTGTAATGTATTTGTCAATGATTATATCGCCAATAACTAAGACTTTCATACTACAATTATACATTAAAACAGAGTGTTAGTCAAGTAAATTTATTACTTCAAATACTGTTTCTAATTTTTTAAGATTAACTTTTTTGTTTAATGTATTTTGTAGTCCATAGTGTAAAGGTTTTGGCCACATGCCAAAGCTACACCAAGAATACCCATCATGTTCACTGTTTAGTGTAGGAAGAAATTCTGTGTTTACTAAACACAGGTATGTATGAAAATGAAATTTAGAGTCATTTGATACAAAGGTTTCGAGTGGAATAGTTTTTTTAATTTCTACTTCACCAATTTCCTCAGTAATTTCTCGTCTTAACCCTTCCCAAGGAGTTTCAGCGCCTTCATTTGTGCCGCCAACAAGACCCCATACGTTATTACTACGTTTTCCGTTAGATCTATGTAAAAATAAAAATCTTTGCGTATCTAGACTATAAAATAAAGCGCCGCTACAAACTATATCACTCATACTAATAATTATGTTAGTATGCAAGTCTCCAGGTGCCATCTGGATATTCTCCTTCAAACGAAAGAATCCATTCTGACCCAGTCCATTTATATTGTTTATTAGTGGTGAAATTTGTAACAAATGTTTCTGTAGAAGTATTGATAGCTTTAAATATAACATTCCATTTACTACCATCCCATTCAACAATATCATTTACACTAGCTGCAAAGTCTGTGCCATCTGCATTTTTCCAAGCATCAGGACCATCTACATCTAGATATAATTCATAATAGACTTTGTCACCTTCGTTTAAGAATTCACTAAATTTTATTTGATATGTTTCGTCCGATGAATCAACTGTAAAATGTGTAGCATTTACTTGAGTACCATTAACAAAAACTTTTGAATTTACAACTTCATTAAATGGATATTTTGTATCATATAAGATAGTTCTATCAGACACAGTAAATTCTCCAGTGTGTATATGTCCAACATTTCCAAGTAGTAATATTCTAGGATTTGTATTAGGAAGTAATTTAGGATTTCCTTTAACAGGATCAATGATTGCATCAATTCCAGTTGTTCCGTTAATTACAGTATCATCTGGTAATGTATCATTGTCAATATTAACACTTAATACAGTTTGATCTAAAGGATTAATAGATACTGTACCTACAATTTCGTAACCATTAGAACGTTGTAACCTTAGTTCTGTAATATCAGGTTGGAATAATTGTGGTATAGATTTAATGTATCCTGTCCATGTTTCTGCGCCAACTACACCTTTTCCAAGTAACTGTGCGTAATAGCCGCCAGCACCATCATTCATAAAAATAAGATCGTAGTTATTATGGCTAGTAGCAACTAGAGTAGTTTCGCTAGTCATTGCTTCTCTTTTTCCATAAAGTTTATCTGGAACTTCTGCTTTGTTTTCATTAAGTACAGATTGTTTAACTAGACTTTGTGCATAAGCAGTATCGTCAATATTAACTTCTAATCCATTTTCACTAAACATTGCAGTAATAATATTTTGTATAACACCCAATTTTTTAACCTTAACTGGAGGACTAATAAAGATTGGTGTGTTAAATGTAAGTGTTGCAATATCAATTTCACTGTCAACACCAACAGGAATACTTCTAGAACTCCAATTAATATTATCTAAGTTTACTACACTCAAACTAGTCCAGTCAATATAATTGTCAGTAGTTTGTATTTCTAAACTTGGATTAAACAACATTAATATTTGTTCTATTATTTGTAATTTTTGATCTGTATTTGTTGCCCAAAGATCAAGATTAACAGTAAGTTTATACGGAGTAGGCATTAATCTTTCAATAGTGTAGTTTTTACCTTCTTTTTTGAGATATTCTACACCGTTAGCATCTACTGCACGTTCTCTAATGTTTAATTTGTTTACATAACTACTATCTGCTAATCTAGAAGTATCCATTTCTAAGCCAGTTACATAAACTGCCATTCTTGGAGCACTTGGTACTTTATTTTCGCTGTTATCACGAATAATGTTTGCAACTTGACGGGTTAAATCTCCGTAACTAATTGGAATCTTAACTACATTATTGTTTCCGTCTTTGTACCCAAATTCACTAAACATTCGAATTATTTGTGTAAGGTACCTTCTTATTTGTTGATCATAAAAATGTTGCATTAGTTATCTGCCTTTGGTCTAAGTGCTTGTGAAAGGCTTTGTTTTTCGTTAAACGTTTCACCTGCAACAGTAGTAGTTGCATCGTCGTTATTAATAAATGATCCTTTTTGGTTATTAGTAGTATCAGAACCGTATAGATCTGCACGTTGTACATCTTGTACTTTATTCCATCTTTGATTCTTATATTTAAATAATCTATTAGGCATAAAATCAGTTCTTAAGAAATAATCATCATCTTCTGGATTTGATGGAAAGCTAATACCATGTCCAAATACAGTTTCTCCGTTTGGCGGCAAACTTGTTCCAACTAAGTAACCTTTATAACCAGGTCTATCAGGTGGCTGCATTTCATTAAGGCCATCTGCGTCTTGTGTATTAGTTAATTCTGTCTTTCCATTTTCGTCAGTTTGTAGTGTAAAGAAACTAGTAATGTCATATCCACTTTGCTGAACTTCTTCAGTTGCTTCATTAACTACTGCGTTTGAAATTTGCATTTCTTTTTCATATGTAGATAACAAATCACGAAGTGTATTGCCCTCTGGTGTATCTTCACTTGCTGGCAAGTCTAATATATCTTTAAATTCTTGTCCGTCGTATATTTGTTTTAATTTCACACGATATAAATGTGGATACCATGTTTGACTAAATCCTTCTGCAGAACGATTAACATCTTCTACAACATAATACCTTTTAAGAGCTACATTATAATCGTTTTCAGCATATTCATCTTTTAGATGCGGAAATTCAATTACATCACCGCTCATTATTTTTCTGCCAAGTGTCTTAACACTGCTTCTTATATGTATTGTTAGAAATAATGTATCATTACTTAAAAACAATCCAAATTGGCTAAGATCAAAATCAATATCTTGTACATTGTAAATGCCTCTCATGGTATAAATGTCTTGATCATATTTTCTGTCTCTATTTTCTAGAAACATCATATCTTGTATTTGTGTATGATCTTTGACAGTTGTTCCGTCGTCAGTACCAATATATTTGTGAATATGTATATCAGTACCACCTACAGTAAACATTTCCTGGATCTGTTTGTCTAGGAATTCATAATCATTACTTTTTTCTGGTTTGTATAAACTTAATCTTGGCATATACATATTTATCGATAAATACAATACGGAGAAGATATCATTATGGCAGACTTAACAACACAAAAACAGGAAGTATTTGATTACGTTAACGCAATGCTCGGCGGTGGCATGATTGACGTTGAGCTTGATCCAGTACATTATCAAACAGCATTAAGTAAAGCACTTTCTAAATTTCGACAGCGTTCAGATAATTCTGTAGAAGAAAGTTATTTGTTTATGCCAACTGTTGAAGATCAAAACACTTATACCTTACCAAATGAAGTTGTTGAAGTTCGTCAAATATTCCGTAGATCAATTGGATCACGCAGCGGTGGAGGAGATGGCGGCACATTGTTTGAGCCGTTTAATTTAGCATATACAAATACATATTTGTTATCAAGTTCTAATATTGGCGGTCTAGCAACATATGACCTTTTTAGTCAATATCAAGAACTTGTCGGACGTATGTTTGGTAGTTTTATTGAATTTAAATGGAATACTACAAACAAACAATTAACGTTACTACAACGTCCTAGAACTGAAGAAACTCTTATGCTTTATGCATATAACTACCGTCCAGATAGTGAACTATTAAATGATTATCTTGCGCAGCAGTGGATTAAAGATTATACTTTAGCAACGTGTAAGTATATGCTAGGCGAAGCAAGAAGTAAGTTTGCTACTATTGCAGGCCCACAAGGCGGTTCAACACTTAATGGTGATGCACTAAAAAATGAAGCTATGCAGGAAATAGAAAAACTTGAAAAAGATGTTCAAGAAGCTGTTTCTGGCGGCGCAGGATACGGCTTCACCATTGGTTAATGTTAACGCTATAATCTAAACATACTGTAAATACAGTATGACATACTTTCAACACAAAGAAGCAAATCGTTTGTACTGGATGGTTAAAGGTCACCTTATCCCAAAATCATGGAGCGAAAAAGATATTGAAAAAACATATGATTCCTACATGGCTAGATTATGGGGTAATTGTGAACGAGCTGAGTATAGCACACTTGGTTTTGAAGCCGCCTGGGCACAACGACAAGCAAAAAAATTAAAAAATACTTGACAAAAACGCAATTATTCTATATACTGTAAAGTATATTGTGCAAAGGATAATTTAATTTATGTTACCTAAACTACTTGTTGTTGGACACGGCAGGCATGGCAAAGATACCGTCTGTGAAATGCTAGAAAAATACGGCTATAGTTTTCAGTCTAGTTCTAAGTTCTGTTCAGAACTTTTTATATTCAACGATTTAAAAGACAAGTACGGATACGCTAACGAAGAAGAGTGTTACGCAGATCGACACAATCATCGTACAGAGTGGTACAACATGATACACGACTATTGTAAAGATGATTTGGCACGCCTTGGGCGTAACTTGTTTGCTCAAAATCAAATATACTGTGGACTACGTAACAAGCGTGAATTCTTTGCAATGCAAAACGAAGAAATTTTTGACTATGCTATTTGGGTAGATCGTACAGATCATTTACCAACTGAAGATCCTAGCTCAATGAGCATCGAACAGTGGATGTGCGATTACACAATTGACAACAACGGCGATTTAAAACGATTAGAAAAGAATGTTGATGTACTAGTTCGTACTATCTTTAGAAATCGGGGACTAGGTCACCTTGCTTCCAACGCACCCCGTCCTTTTGAACTAGACGCTGACAATTAGCACACACAGTTTTTAGATTGCTAGGTCGACAGTTTTCTAAATTTCCGTCAATATGAAATACATTAAACTGTTCTGGATGTCTTGACTGAAATCCGCATTTTTCGCAAGTATCTTTTTTTGTATATCCTGCTTGTTTCCATTTAGGTATTCCATTACCTAACCCGTTGCGCAAACAACTTTCACAGAGTTTACGATAGTAAGTTTTGTTGCCTTTTTTATAATTTATAGCAGCAGGACGGTGTCCACATAAGCATAATGGTCTCATATTGTATTTAGCTCACCTTTTCGGTCCCTTTTTCTATGGCATAACTGCTATATTTTCTGATCCAAGTGCTAAATACATGTAACAGAATACCCATCCAGATAGGAGAATATAAAATGGCATTAGTATCACCAGGTGTACAGGTTAGCGTAGTAGATGAAAGTTTCTACACACCCGCTGAACCAGGTACAGTTCCAGTTATCTTCTGTGCAACGGCACAAGATAAAACAAATGCTTCGGGTTCAGGCACTGCGCCAGGCACACTAGCACAAAATGCTGGTAAGCCTTACTTAATGACTTCGCAACGTGACCTGGCAGAAACATTTGGCGATCCAATTTTTCAAATTGACGCAAATAATAATCCAATTCACGGTAGTGAATTAAATGAATATGGTTTACAAGCAGCATACTCATTTTTAGGAGTAAGTAACAGAGCTTGGGTTGTTAGAGCAGGAATTGACTTAGGATCATTAACACCAAGGTCATCTGTTCCAACAGCAGATCCAGAAGACGGAACATATTGGTTAGATACAGCTTCAACATTGTTTGGTATCCAAGAATGGAACAATGCGCCAATAGATATTAATGGCGGCCAGACATTTACTAATAAGATTCCATTAGTAATCACTAACGCTGCTCAAACCGAAGACGCTTCAGATGATAACGGAACTGTTGTAAAACGTCCTTTAGCATCCATTGGTGAAATTGGCGATTATGCAGTAGTTGCTGTTACTAACCTTAATACATTTTGGTATAGAGAATCCGGCGGTACTTGGGTTGAATTAGGTAGTGATGCGTGGCGTGATGCGTGGCCAGCAGTAACTGGTACTAAATCAGCAGCACCAGCAACAGGTAATTTTACAATTGATGGTTCTCCAGTTAGTTGGACAGGTGCATCAACTATGACAGATGTTGCACAAGGAATTAATAGTACTATTCCTTTAGGTTTCCGTGCAGGAGTTGTTAACGGAAAAATTGCAATTTACACTGACGGTACGGTAAGCGGACCTGATTCTTCATTAGCTGGTTCATTTAGCATTTCTGAAGCAGGTGGAACAACTACGCTTGATGCATTAGGTATTGAGAGCGGAACATATCATGCACCAGCATTACAAATTAGTAGACATACTAGTGTTCCAGAATTTAAAGACACTGATACTTACAATAGACCTACTGGTAGTATTTGGATTAAAACAACTACACCAAATGCAGGCGCACGTTGGAGAGTAAAGCAGTGGAACGATAACACAAGATTATGGGAAGACATTGAAGCACCTATCTATGATACTGCACAAGATGCATTAGTACAATTAGATAGAACAGGCGGCGGTGAAAATTTAACTATTGGTGATTTATTCATTAATAGTAACGTTGCACAAGACGAACTTCCATTAGGTACTTTTAAAATTATGCGCAGAGCAGCAGTTGGTTCAACTGCCGTAAGAACTGCAAAAATTACCGATGGAAAATTTGGTAACGGAACTGTTTACAATTTCCAAATTGAAGCAACAGCACCTGGAGATGCTAATTTCTCATCCCCAGTATATGTACAATTTACTGGTTCCGGTGACGGCGCAACAGACGCTATTGCTATAGCCGGAGCAATTACAAACGCAGGAGTTTCATATGTAAGTGCTGATGTAGATAGTGCAGACAGAGTTATTATTAAACATTCAAAAGGCGGCGAGATGCGTTTAACAGACGGTCAAGGTGCATTTGCATGTTTTGTTTTATTTGGATTATCAGCGTTTGATGTAGATGATGCAACTACAACACAATTTTTAATAGACGAGCCTGGTGTTGATAACAGTTCAGGAACTTTGCAATTTAGAGCAAGTAACTGGTTACCACTAGTATATACACCAAGTGCAACACCATTAACACAAGCTGCACAAGACGGAACATTATGGTATAACTCAATTGTCGACGAAGTTGATATTATGATTAACGATGGCGAAAAATGGGTTGGTTATCATAACTTTAATGCAGATTATCAAGACTGTGATCCAGCAGGACCAATTGTTCGTGCAACACAGCCTACTAAACAAACTGATAGTTCAGAACTAGTTGACGGTGATCTTTGGATTGATACTAGTGATTTAGAAAACTATCCAGTAATTTATCGTTACAGAAAACTTACTGACAAGTGGGAATTAATTGATAACGGTGATCAAACAACTGAAAACGGTATTGTGTTTGCAGATGCACGTTGGGGAACTAGCGGAGCAAATGGAAATACTCAAGCTGACATTGTAGATTTGTTAACAGAAAACTATGTTGATTTTGATTGCCCAGATCCAGACTTATTTCCAAAAGGAATGATGCTGTTTAATACTCGTCGTTCAGGATTTAATGTTAAGCGTTATGTATCAGACTATGTTGATAGTGGCGCACAAAACATTAGAATGAACAACGAAGAACAAGCTAACTACGGTGATGCATCTACTGGTGTATATGATCGTTGGGTTACTGAATCAGCTAACCAAGTTGACGGCTCAGGTAGTTTTGGACGTAAAGCACAACGTAAAGTTATTTTACAAGCAATGCAAGCAGTTATCAATAATAACGACGATGTACGTGACGATGAATCACGCATCTTTAACTTGATATCAGCACCAGCATATCCAGAACTAATTGGCGAACTAATTAATCTAAACTACGATAGAGGTTTAACTGGTTTTGTTGTTGGAGATAGTCCTGCAAGATTAACACCAGATGCAACTTCATTAAACGAATGGGCAACAAACGCTCGCTCAGTAGTTGAAGATAATGACGACGGCTTAGTAAGTAGAGATGAATACTTGGCAATGTTTTATCCATGGGGCTTTACAAGTGACAACGTAGGTAACAATATTGTTGTTCCGCCAAGTCACATGATGCTAAGAACTATTGCATTAAGTGATCAAGTTAGCTATCCATGGTTTGCACCAGCAGGTACAAGACGTGGCGGTGTAACTAATGCAAGCTCAACAGGGTTTATTACTAGCGAAGGTGAGTTTTCAAGTGTTGCACTAAATGAAGGTCAACGTGATACATTATACTCACAAGGCGTAAATCCAATTACATTTATTACTGGTGCAGGTCTTGTTAACTTTGGACAGAAAACTCGAGCAAGAGGTACAAGTTCTCTAGATAGAATTAACGTAGCACGTTTAGTAATTTACTTACGTAGCCAGTTAAATCAATTAGCTAAACCTTATATCTTTGAACCAAACGATAAAATTACACGTGATGAGATCAAAGGTCAAACTGAGAGCTTGTTATTAGAACTTGTAGGACAGAGAGCACTTTATGACTTCTTAGTTGTATGTGACGAAACCAACAACACTCCTGCAAGAGTTGATCGTAATGAACTATATGTTGATATTGCGATTGAACCTGTTAAGAGTATTGAGTTCATCTATATTCCACTACGTTTGAAAAACACCGGTGAAATAGCAGGACTTTAATATGATAAATACTATTGAATTAGGAGCAATATAAATGGCAATTTCAACACTATCAAAAATTTCAGTACCGTTAGCTGGCGGAGATTCTGCAAGTAACCAAGGTTTGTTGATGCCGAAGCTCCAGTATCGCTTTAGAGTGTCGCTGGAAAACTTTGGTGTTTCAACACCGACTACTGAACTTACCAAGCAGGTAATTGATGTTACTCGACCAACGGTTGCATTTGAGCCAATGGAGATCCATGCGTACAACTCAAAAGCATACTTAGCAGGTAAGCACACATGGTCACCGATTACATTGAACTTACGTGAAGATGTAAACAATGCTGTACAGAAACTAGTTGGCGAACAGT